ACATCATTACCTGACATACTTCACTCCTTAATAAATGTTGACTCTACTAGCCAATAGTAGCGACAGGAGTGCTGGCACTCGTAGCAACCCAGATTTGTTTTGTGCCGTCGTCAGTCACACATTCAATTCTACAACGCCCACCAACTCCGGTACTATTAACAAAAGTAAAGGTATCGCCAGAGTTTGTGATCACAGGGTTAGCCGCTGTTCCTGCCGCCAACTGAGTTTGACCCAAGAAAGTGCTGCCCGTTGCGGTTGGAATAACAACAGTAGTTGTCGTTCCAGCGCCTACAGCAGTCGTCACCACGAAATCAAAGTAAGCACCCGTGTTTGCTTCAGAGGAAGCAGGAAGGTTAATCACGTTGTTTAACGTACCGTGAATGTTAACAATACTGCCTGACTGAGCAATGGTTAAAGCATCAGTAACAGCACCAGACGCTTCCCAAGTTGTGATTACAGGTCTGCGAGCGGCAAGAGTTGAACTGGTCGCTATAGATGCGGTAGATGAAATAGCACCCGTGGATGAAATAGTAATATTGTCAGTAAAAGCACCAGTAGTGGCGCTCTTAGTAACACCAATGAAACCATTTTCTGAACGGACGGGACCGTTGAAAGTCGTATTAGCCATATGAGACTCCTGTCGTGGCTAGTGTCTATCCAAGGGATAGTCAGGATTAAAAATGTAATTCTAGTGTGTCGTAGTTTACATTAAAAAAGGGGAGCTGTGAAGCCCCCCTTTAATAAAGTCATACATAAGCTTACTAAGCTCCAGGCGATCCGTAGATGCCAAGCGGGTCTGATACGCCGAAGCTATACCGTTCCCGAGCCTTGTAGCGAACGTTACCAGTATCAAAATCTCCATCCATAGAAGTCTGAAGAGGTGTACGAGTAAAGTATTTCATACCGTTTGGTACGTCAGTCGTTAGGAACCACGCATTTGTATCTGTCAAATAGTGGTTTACTGCGTATCCGCCAGGAATAGTACCATTGTTGTTGATGGCACTAATGTCATTGTCAGCCGTGTTAGTCCGAAGAGTCGAATCTAAGATACGGGTAGCAACAAACATCAGGTCCGCCGGAACAATAAGTTTCTGTGGGCGAGCCGCGATCAAGAGACCCCGTTCATCCACATATCCTGCGATTGAAATAACAGCAGCCTCAAGACTAGTTTCGTTCAGATCCGCACCAGAAGAAGGTCTGTTGGCATTAACGCCACCAGATACCGTTGGGTGAGAAGCATTAAACAAAGTGACACCATCGCCACTTTGATAAACGTCAAATCCAGTATTGAGGATAGCCGCAGCTTTAGTTTGCTTAGTATAAGCCATTGCTCGTGCAAGAGCCTTCGTATAACGGGCAGAAAGAGAATCATAAAGATTATCTTCCATTGCTTCTTCCGTAATAGAAAAGCCTGTTGCAATGGTTTCGTGATTATACCGAGCTGTGAAACTTTCTTGTGCTGTATCATAAGCGATACTTGCACCTTCTTGTTTCACTGGAGCAGCACCGAAGCCTGAAAGCTTTACTTCTTCTTCAAATGAACGATCAGAAGATTCGCTTTCGTAAATGTCTTCGTGTTCGTTGTCGTACTTACCGTACTCCAAACCAAACAAAGCATTAAGGCCAGGAAGAAGTTCCTTGAGTAGTTGAGCGCGTGAAATAGCCATAGGTCAATTCCTCCTTACGCTGCACTTGGTGCTGCGGCAGTAGAGCCACTAGCAATAAGCGAAAGTTGATGACCTGCGTTAAAACGGCAAACCATAATCGGGTAAGCCGTGCCATACTGATCTCCATCGTAACCACCAAGCCAATCAACAATACGCACAGGGAGCGTATTAGTTGTAGCGGCGGTACTAATATCCAACGTAACCCGAGAAATACTCAGAGCAGCACTTGATGCAGTCTGAACAATCGCGGCGTTGGCTGCGAGGTCGTCATCATTAACCGTACCGTCTGCTTGCAGAGTGAAGAGAACAGTTGGGTCATCAATAACATAAGCCAGACCACTAGTATTAGCGGCACCTGACCACTGTTGACTAAAGGTTAATTGGCTTGAGTTAAGATCCGTAAAGCGACAGCCGACAAAAATGCCGATTGGCGTGGCAGTTGTGGTGCCAGTGTCTTTCTGGATCGTAGTTGTTCCACCTGCATCGGTCAGTTTTACAACATCCCCGAAGCAGATGCGTGTGGACTCAGTAGAAAGAATCGGATACTGCCGAATAGCAGGAACCGGACCTCCACCAAGAGTACCGATTGGGCGTAGCCCAAAGGGAGCAAGAGTTGCAGTCATAGCAACCTCCTTAGTTATCGAGTTAAAACATAACCCATCACAGCATTATGAAGGGCCACCTTTCCCGAAAGTGACTTTAGAATTGCTCTCCATAAAACGGGGCATCCGAGCGTCGTCATCTCTCAGGTAGCTTTTCTCGACACCTTCCATTTGATTCCTGGCTTTCTGACTATAGTGTGCTGCACGACTTGCTACGTTATCCTTTGCAGTTCTGCAAAGAAGCAAGCCCCCAACTTCTATATTCCCTTCAAAGGTAGAATTATGATCACTAGAGATTTTCATCTCGGGGTGATCTTCTGCCTTAACCGGCTCCCAGCCTTCTCTAAACCGCATTGATACATTTCTGTTGTCGGCCTTACCCAAGGTGGATGTTCTTATCCATCTATAAACGTAGCCTTCTGCTGGTTCAGGTTCCGGTAAAATCGCTGGTGGTGCCCAACTTTTTGCTCTTTCTTCCGTTTCACGGGTTTCAGAGGTTCTCTTTGCGCGGTCATTAGGCATCAGTTTGATTCCTTTAATACCTGAGTTGCATACTGCTCGTTTGTTAATCCGAGACGTTTTGCTAATTTAACAGCAGACCCTGTTAATTTAATTTTGCGAGGTGCCTTACCTGTCGATCTCTGAGAGGGGGCAACTACGTTGGCAGTCCTTGGTCGGCTTTGAGGAGAAATATCCTCATCGGTAACCGTAACTGTTTCTTGCTTAATATCAAAGAATGTAGGGAATACTTCCCGCATCCTTGAATTAATTCTTGAATAGTACTCATCACTAGATGGGTTAACGTTCTCAGTCCTCACAAGTTTTTCGTGAAGACCGTAAGCAAAGGAAGTCATCTCTTCGTTGCCCGGTTTTTGAAACCAGTCATTGTTTTTTAGCCAATCGACTGCCTTTGGATCAGCTTCGGGTAACGCTTGAGCGGCCTGTTGCTGGGGTGCAGGTTCTTGAGGATAATCACTCCAAGAACCAGTTGGCTCGGTTAGTTTATTTTTTTCATAAGTAAGTGTGGCAATCTGCTTCTGCGCCTGAAGCATCGAGTCACTATCACCATTCTCATAAGCTTCTTTGTAAAGTCTCTCGGCGCTACCAAGATCATTATCAACACGGGCTTCGCTTGCGCTGGTTAATGCTTTTCCGCCAATTTCAATAAGTTTTTTAAGTCTCGCATTTTCATGATTTGCATTCTCTGCGAACTTAACAGCCTCCTCACGCATACGGACAGCAGACTCCTTTGCCCTCCGCTCCTCGTGATAGTCGTACTTCATTTTCTTAATACGTTTTTGGACCTTCTCGCTATAGCCTTCGAGATCATTGTCCTCAGACGATTCCGCATCCTGATCGCGCACTTCTGGCTGATCAGGTTCCTTTACAAAAGGTTTGTCCTGTTCTGGAGTATCATCCACAATCTCTACTTGGAGTTCTTCTTCAAGTGTATTGTTCATACTCTTTCGTATCCTCTCGGATCATCAACAACAGCCTCTACGGTATCATCGTTGATCATGCGGAACTCAGTTCCGTGTATTTTTATACGGGTGCCCTGGAAAGCCCTGATTAAAACAAAGTCTCCTTCCTTGCAGTATGGTCCTGAAGGAAATCTTTTTTTGTCTTTGTAGCAGTCTGGTCCCATTTGGGTAACAAAACCAACGACTGTCGCTGCTTCTTCAATAGCAAGAATGCTGTCCGGCTTAATAATACCGCCGTCTGTTGTCTTTTCTATATCCGGTAGGGTTAGCAGTATCTTGTACCCACAGGGTGAGGGTAGTTGCGCTGCGGATTTAGTATCCTCAGTATCTTTATTCTGCATTGTTCATCCAATGTTGCGGGTACTTACCCGTGTGCGTAATAAATTACGGTTCTTCTTCCTGGCTTTTAAGGAGGTCCAGAATCTCCCTCTCAACTAACGAAAGCCCTTCAATTCTACCAACAACCCGATGGTAGTCTTCAAAGCTTTTCGCTCCACCAAGAGCTAAGTGATCAGCCCCCTCGTTCAGCATCTCACGTATCTTCTTGAGAAGCAGATCATAT